CTCTCCTTTATTCATTTCAAGCTAATTTTCAAGCTAAGTGGTGTCTCCAACTTTCTTCAAAATCTTACCCATATTCCAGGTCTCAGCCTTAACTGTAAACACTAATCTATGAGATTCTCTATGACCAATTATTTTATTTTCTAGCAATTGTAAAGAGGTAACGTCATAAAATTTACCATCGGGTAAACAAACTTGAACTCTTGCATCTTGAGCTGCAGGAGATTTAACCATCTTATCTAATACTTGTCTTAATAATCTTCCGTTCATTCTGACTTGCAATATATCCTATAATTTATATAATTCAAGTATGGGAGTACCAAAAAAATTAACAGCAATGCAGATCAAATTTGCTAACTTAATCGTAACAGAAGAAGGTAGATTAACAGCAACAGAGTGTGCTATCCAAGCAGGATACGCCGAGGATTCTGCTCACGTAACGGCCAGTAGATTACAAGATCCAAAATATTACCCTTTAGTCGTAGAATATATTGGTAACAGAAGAAATGAGTTTAATAAAAAATATGATATAACTTATGAAGGACACTTAGCTGAATTAGGCAAATTAAGAGATGAGTCAAGAAAGAACAAAGCTTGGTCTGCTGCCATAAATGCAGAGGTAGGTAGAGGTAAGGCGGGTGGTTTTCAAAACAATAACGAATTACATTTACATAAACATGTTAATTTATCTAAAGATGAACTTGATGCAAAAGTGGTTGAAGCTCTTAAATACTATCAACCCATAATAGACAAAGACGCTGAGATAGTTACAGCCGAGTTATCTTCTTCACCCACTGACGAGGAATCATCGTCCGATCCCCAAAAGTAAAACCATCCTCATCCTTATCGTAGGATGCAAATAACTTAATAGATTTTTTATCTTTAGAATATAACCAACCTTCGTTGACTGGTTCTGCTAATTTCATCTTATCAAATTCTTTTTCTGTAGCCCAGCCCGAGTCGCTGATACAATCGATCCACTCCACTCGAACTCTCGGATAAGGTATATCTGGAGCACTATCAGTAGCTATTCTTTTCCGTCTTTTTCTAGGCATATCTACTTATACACCCTATAGAACTTTTTTCTAGGAGACATTTTTCAATAAACCATTTTCATACGCGCGCGTACGGAAAATTTGTAACATTTGAAAAGTCAATGTTTATGCGTATTGTAACATGTGTAACATGGCTATGTTACAATTTAATCTTAAATAAGTGGCTTATATCAATATTTATTTAACATTGTAACATATATAGCGTTGTAACATGGTTTTGAAAATAAAAATTTATTTTTTTATCTCTAGGAAAAAACTCTATACGATACAATTAGTTTAGAATCATTCTAAGTTTTCGTAATATTTACTGACTCTACCTAACCATTTGTATTTATATTGCCTGAATTCTTCATCAGATACTTCAAATTTCTGAAAATAGCCATCTTTTGAACACATTAACACCACACCTTGTTGGATCTTAGTTTGATAGGTATAGTTATGCGCCATAGCATAAGCAGCTAACTGAATGAAATAATCTTCTATCCATTCTCTCTTTTTTGGCTTGTTAGTTTGTTTGAAATCTATTATGCTTTCGCGGTCATTATAAATACCTACTACATCTGTCTGCCCTGCGTATAAATCTGGGTACCACAAAGTCACCTCAGAGCCCCATATTTCACTTAAAGACCCTTTTATACCCTCATCTATGACTTTTTGTGCCATCATCGTTGCTTGTTGCCCTACGTCCGTTAAATCGGCATGTTTTTCACCCAATAGATAGTGTTCTAGGAGCGTATGCATAGCTGTTCCACGTGAAGCTGCTTGGTCCTTGATCCTCGTTGCCTCGTCCTTGCCAACTCTAGCCTGCCACGCGGCTAATGAATCCTGCTTTTCTTTCGACTGTGTATGTGATAGGATAGTTGTCACAGATGGTAATTTTTTGTTATCTACTGCGTAGTGTCTTCGACCCATGACTAAAGAACGACTGCTCTTTGGGTAAGT